ACTACAACCAGAAGAAGTTACTGAGATTATGAATAAGGCATTAACAGTACAAGTAGAATGTGTGCAAAGAAATGGAGGCATGGTAGATAAATTTATAGGAGATGCTTGTATGGCAATTTTTAATGCTCCCATGGATTTAGAAGATCATCAAAACAAAGCAGTGAAGACTGCTATTGAAATGCAAGAAGCAATTAAAGAACTTAATAAAGAACTATCTCATGAAATAGCAATTGGCGTAGGAGTAAATACCGGTGAAGCAGTTATTGGCAACATGGGTTCAAGCACTAGATTTGATTATTCTGCTATAGGAGATGCAGTCAATACAGCAGCTAGACTAGAGTCTGCAACTAAAGAAGCAGGAGTAGATATATTAATTGGAGAAAATACTGCACAAAGTGTTAATTATAAGTTAAAATCTTTAAAGGCAATGAAAGTCAAAGGCAAAGCAAAAGCTTTAAAGATATATACAATAGAATAATATGAAAAGAGATTATAAAAAAGAATACAAAAATTATCACAGCAAACCTGAGCAAAAAAAGAATAGAGCCATGAGAAATGCAGCAAGAGAAATTATGAAAAAACTTGGTCGAGCATTTACTGGTGATAATAAAGATGTAGCTCATAAAGACAATAACCCTAAAAATAACAAACCATCTAATTTACAAATACAAAGCAAAGCAAAAAATCGTTCAAAAAAGTGAAAATAATAAAACGTTTATGCAAAATATTTTTTCAATGGTTTATAGGTTTATTTAACACTAGGTACAAAATTACAGTATCTTTTAATAAAGAATATGGTGACTCAGATGACAGAACTTACATATCTAAAAAAATAATTACACAAAAAGAAAATCATTTAAAGTTTCGTGATGAAAATAATAAATTAGTTGAGTATATGAGCGCAGGTGGATTGAACTATATTATTGAGGATATGCAATGCAACAATTTTTACTAGCAATAATATTGACTTTAAGTTTTACTTCTTACTATTTGTATAATCAAAATAAAGTGCTATCTGCTAATAATATTATTTTAGAAAATGCCATAGCATCACAAGAACAAGCAATTAAATCTATTCAGGCTGACTTTGAATTACAATCAGGGCAATTAAATATATTAACTCTTAAAAGCCAAGAGTCACAAAGAGAATTAAATAGATATACACAGTTTATACAGAACTATGAATTAGCTGCAAAAATACTTGCAGACCCTATAAAAATGGAAAGGAAGATAAATAATGGTACAAAACATATTATGGAAGAAATCGAGAAACTTAGCGGTACAGTTGATTCTCTTGATGATGGTTTGCAGTTGCAGCCTAATTCCAACTAAACAGATAGAAGTTACAACAAAACCACTCGAAAGGAAAATAGTGCAACCTGTTATGCCTAGAGAAATTGATTTACAGGAACCTATGTGGATAGTCATTACGCCTGATAATTGGGAAGATAAGCTTGCAATGATTGAAGAGCAGGAAGGAGAGTTAGTTTTTCTTGCAATGACTATACCTGATTACGAAGTAATGGCTTATAACATGCAAGAATTAAAGAGATACATAAATGAACTTAAAGAAGTTGTTGTTTATTATAAAAAAGTTACTACAAATACTGAGGAGTAAAACTATGAAAATATCGCAAGAAGGAATTGATTTAATTAAATTTTATGAAGGCTGTCCAACAGATAACGATGGCAATGTAGTAAGTTATAGATGCGCTGCTAATAAAGCTACAATTGGTTTTGGCAGCTTAAAGCTTATTGACGGCAGTCCTGTACAAGACAATATGACAATAACCAAGCAAGATGCCGAAGAACTGCTTGCACACGAGTTGCACGAATACGAAGGCTATATTAACAATATGGTAGAAACAAATTTAGAACAAAATCAATTTGATGCTCTCGTATCGTGGGTATTTAATCTTGGACCATCAAACTTACAAGCCTCTACTTTATTAAAAGTTTTAAACAACAAAGACTGGAACGATGTGCCAAACCAAATTAAAAGATGGAACAAAGTTAATGGGGTGCCAAATACAGGTCTTATGAAAAGAAGAAACTCAGAAGCTTTGTTGTTTGAGGGCAAAGAATGGGGTACAGTCTGATTGACATGATTGTTTGTAGATATTCACGAATATCTCCTCTCTCTCTTCAAACGCATGTCATGGAGAATCAGCAGTCCTTTATATTCCGTTGGTTCTCCGCCTAATGCTTAATTTAGAAAAAATAAAATCTTTTGATGCTTTGTCTAAAGACGAACAAGTAGAAGCGCTTACGCTTATAGATAGGTGGAAAAACTTAAATGCACGAGATAGATGTAGAGCTGATTTTTTAGAATTCGTAAAATTTCATTGGGAAGGTTTTATCATGGGAAGACACCATAAAATACTTGCTGAAAAATTAAATCGCATATCACAGGGCAAATGTAAAAGATTAATGGTTATGCTCCCACCAAGACATTCTAAGTCAGAGTTTGCCTCAACTTATTTTCCTGCATGGATGATGGGTTTGAATCCAAGTCTAAAAATAATACAAGCAACCCATACCGCAGAACTAGCTGTAAGATTTGGTCGTAGAGTTCGTAATATTATAGATAGCGAAGAATATCAAGCAATATTTCCTCACATAAGTTTATCAGGAGATAATAAATCAGCTGGTCGTTGGACTACCGATGACGGTGGAGAAGCTTTTTATTCAGGTGTAGGTGGTGCTATTACAGGTCGTGGTGCTGATTTACTTATAATTGATGACCCACATTCAGAACAAGATGCTCTTAGCCCGAGTGCTTTAGAATCATGTTGGGAATGGTATACCTCAGGGCCTAGGCAGCGTTTACAGCCTGGTGGAGCTATTATTTTAGTTATGACACGTTGGAGTTCCATAGATCTAACAGCTAAGTTATTAGACGCACAAAAAGAATCAGCCGCAGATCAATGGGAAGTTGTAGAGTTTCCTGCTATTTTTCCAGATACTAATAATGCTTTGTGGCCTGAGTTTTGGGCTATAGAAGAATTAAACAAAGTTAAAGCATCACTACCAGTACAAAAATGGAACGCCCAGTGGATGCAAACCCCAACCTCTGAAGAAGGATCTATTGTTAAACGTGAATGGTGGAATCTATGGGAAGGTGATTCTTTACCGCCTGTAAGTTATATTATACAAAGTTACGATACTGCCTTTTCTAAAAAAGAAAACGCTGATTACTCGGCTATATCTACATGGGGTATATTCCGTCCTACACCTGATTCACCTGATTGTATTATCTTACTAGATGCACAAAAAGGACGTTGGGATTTCCCAGAACTAAAACGCATAGCTTATAACGAATATAAATACTGGGAACCTGATATGACGTTAATTGAAGCAAAAGCCTCTGGAACGCCTTTAACTCATGAACTTAGAAGGCTAGGCATACCTGTTGTTAATTACTCACCAACCAGAGGACATGATAAATCTACTCGTATGCACTCAGTAGCACCTATTTTTGAATCTGAATTAGTGTACGCACCACAAAAGAAATTTGCTGAAGAAATGATTGAAGAATGCGCTGCATTCCCTTTTGGTAAAAATGATGATTTGTGTGATACTATGACCCAAGCTCTCATGAGATTTAGAGAAGGCGGATTAGTTTCTCTTGATGATGATTATTCCGATGAAGCAAAAGCACCAGTTAGAAGGGTATATTATTAATGGCGATAGAAAAAGATATAAATCCAACAGTCCTAAACGAAGAAAACCAAATGTCTCTAGGGGACGAAGGTATGGACGTAGTTCTTGCGGCCATTGAAGAGGCTGGTACAGATGACTTTGTTATGCAAGAAGATGGTAGTGCAATACTAGAATCTAGTATGCAAGAACAAGTAGAAACTGGATTTGATGAAAACTTAGCTGAATCTATGGACGATAGAGATCTAAGTAAGATTGCTAACGAACTTACGGATGGCATAGAAAAAGATAAGTCATCTCGCGAAGATTGGGAAAATACATATACAGACGGCTTAAAGTATTTAGGCATGAAGGTTGATGATGAAAGATCAGAACCTTTTGCAGGGGCTTCAGGAGTTGTTCATCCATTATTAGGTGAAGCAGTTACAACTTTCCAAGCACAAGCTTACAAAGAATTGTTACCTTCTGGTGGGCCTGTAAAAACACAAGTTATTGGTGCCTACGATTCTGCTGTAGAAGAACAAGCACAAAGAGTAAAAGAATTTATGAACTATCAGATAACTCACGTTATGGAAGAGTTTGATGAAGAGTTAGATCAAATGTTGTTTTACCTACCTCTAGCAGGTTCAGCATTTAAAAAGATTTACTATGACGAATCAATAGGTAGAGCTGTTTCTAAGTTTGTAGCACCAGAAGATCTAATAGTTCCTTACTTTACAACTGATTTAGAATCATGTCCTAGAATTACTAATGTTATTAAAATGCCAGAGAATGAGGTTAAAAAGTTACAAGCCTTAGGTTTTTATAGAAAAGTTGATGTTGACATGGGTGGTGATAACCAAGTTTATTCTGAAGCAAAAGAAGAAATAAACAAATTATCAGGTATGGAACCTTCTTACGATGACGGAGAAATATCTTTATTGTATGAAGTGCATTGCAATTTAGAACTTGATGGTTTTGAAGACATTGGTCAAGATGGTGAAGCTACTGGAGTAAAACTTCCTTACATTGTTACACTTGATACAGGCTCTAGTGAAGTATTATCTATACGTAGAAACTTTAAAGAAGAAGATCCATTAAAAAATAAAATAGAATACTTTGTGCACTTTAAGTTTTTACCAGGTTTAGGATTTTATGGCTTTGGTTTAACTCACATGATAGGCGGCTTGTCTAAAGCATCCACTTCTATTTTAAGACAGTTAATTGATGCTGGTACTTTAGCTAACTTGCCTGCTGGTTTTAAAACTAGAGGTATTAGAATTAGAGATGAAGATACTCCAATACAACCGGGTGAATTTAGAGATGTAGATGCTCCGGGTGGATCACTAAGAGAATCTATACAGCCATTACCTTTTAAAGAACCAAGTGCTACTCTTTTAAATTTACTAGGAATACTAGTAGATGGTGGTAAAAAGTTTGCATCTATTGCTGAAATAAATACAGGTCAAGGTAATCCAAACGCACCTGTAGGCACAACTCTAGCTTTATTAGAAAGATCTACTAAAGTATTGTCTGCTATACATAAAAGACTACACAACTCGCAGAAGAAAGAATTTAGATTATTAGCACAAGTATTTAAAGAATACCTACCACCAGAATACCCTTATGCAATACCAGGTGGCAACGCTCAAATTAAATTAACAGACTTTGATGAAAGAATAGATATAATTCCTATATCCAATCCAGATGTATTTAGCCAATCTCAAAGAATTGCTATGGCTCAAGAAATGATGCAGTTGGTACAATCAAACCCAGAAGTTCATGGGCCTAATGGGGTATATGAATCATACAAAAGAATGTATGCGGCCATAGGTGTGGATAATATAGAACAAATACTAACACCTCCACCTCCAACAGAACCTAGTCCTTTAGAGGCAGGTTTTGAAAACAACAAACTTTTGTTAGGTCAACAAGCTCAAGCTTTTGCTCAACAAGACCATGATTCGCATATAAAGACACACATGGCTATACTTAATACGCCTCCTGTACAAATGAATGCACAAGTACAAGCACTAATACATTCACACATTATGCAACATTTACAAATGAAGTCTGATGTTTTAGCTGAACAACAAATGCCACCAGAAGCTATGCAACAATTTCAACAGTTGCAACAACAAGCACAACAGGCTAATCCAGCAGAATCACAACAAATAATGCAACAAGCAAGCGATATACTTGCTCAGTTTTCAGCTCCCATCATGGCAGAACTTATTACAGAGTATAGTCAAAAAGTTTCAGATCCTAGTGATGAAGATCCATTGGTTTCTATTAGAAAACAAGAACTTGCACTAAAGGGTCAAGAACTGTCTATGGAACAACAACAATTCTTACAAGAAGAAAAACGTAAAGCTTTAGATGCTCAAAGAAGAGTTAATGTAGACAAAGAAAGAATAGGATCTATGGAAGATATAGCAGATTTAAGAGATGAAACTGCCAGAGCAAGGCTAGAACAACAAGCTCGTTTTAAATTATTAGATTTGCAAAATCAAAAATAAACCTTGCAAAATTAAAAATGACACAACATAATAAAACACATGTATAAAAGAACAGACATAAGTCAACAAAAAACACCAAAAGTATTAAAGAATAAAAACAGCTATAGTAATAAAGGCACTGCGCCTTTGAAAACTAAAGCAGGTACTTTTTCAACAAGCACAACACCAAAGCCTGGTATGGGAAAAGGGAAAGCTAGAGGTATGGGTGCTGCTGAATTTGGTGGTAAGTTTTCAGGCATTTATTAATGTCGTCAATTTGGCTTGCTGAAAAATTTATAAAAGAAATTGAAGCAAGAAGAGAAGATACGAAGGATGCTATGTTATCTGGTTGTAAAGACTTCTCTCAGTATGAATATCTGCGTGGCCGTTACAGTTCTCTAGCCGATGCAGAAAATATTTTTAGAGAGCTGCTAGGAAAAATACAAGAAGATGACGAAGATACACATACCTGATCACGTAGCAAAAGCAATAGAGTCAGAACAAAAACCAAAACCCGAACAAACAACTCCAATTCCAGAAACTCCAGAGAATGATGCTTATGTACAAGGATCAGCTAGAGTTTTAGATCCTACGCTATTAGAAAAAAGTTTTTTAGATCGTATGCCACAACCAACAGGTTGGAGAATATTAATACTACCTTACAAAGGTAAAGCAGTTACAGAAGGCGGAATTCACTTAGTTCAATCTACCGTAGATAGAGAATCTCTAGCTACAGTTGTTGGGTATGTGGTAAAAATGGGCCCTGATTGCTATGCGGATGCAAATAAATTTGCTAAACCATGGTGTCAGGAAAAACAATGGGTATTGATAGGTAGATATGCTGGTGCTCGCTTTAAGTTGGGTGATGAGTCTGAATGCAGAATTATTAACGATGATGAAGTGATAGCTACCATAATGGATCCTGACGATATTCTTGCAGTATAAGGAGCAAAAAATGGCAGAAGAAAACGCAAAATTAATAGAAGAAACAGAAATAGAAGAAGGTGAAATTGTTGAGCTAGATCCTATTGAGGATGAAAAACCTCAAACACAAATTCCTATGGAGTCTGTTGATAAGGAAGCTGAAACAAAAATAGAAAATGTTTCTGATACACCAGAAGAAAAACAAGAAGAAGAGTTAGAAGATTATTCTAAAAGCGTACAAAAAAGAATAAACAATTTAACTAGGAAGCTAAGAGAAGCAGAAAGAGGTCAAGAATCTGCATTTGAATACGCACAAAAAACTTCTGTTGAGAATCAGCATCTAAAACAAAAAAGTTCAAACTTAGATAGATCTTATTTAATGGAAGCAGAAAATAGGCTCAAGTCTCAAAAACAACAAGCTATGTCTGCATTAAAGTCAGCACACGAAGTACAAGACTATGATAAAGTTGCAAAAGCACAAGATGTTTTAGCAAAAATAGCTGTTGAAGAGAACAAAGTCTCTACATCAAAAATGGCATTACAACAACAACCTGCACAACAAACAATACAGCCTGCACAACAACAATACGTGCAACAAGAACAACAATTTAAATCACCGCCAAAGTTAGATGAAAAACAAGAAAAGTGGGTAGACAACAATTCTTGGTTTGGTGAAGATGAAATTATGACACTTGCAGCTTTTTCTATAGATCAGAAGTTAGTACAAGAAGGTTTTGACCCTAAGACTAATGACTACTACAATGAAGTTGATAAAAGATTACGACATGAGTTTCCACACAAGTTTGATGAGCCTTCTAACCAATCGAAGCCTCAACAAAAGGTGGCCTCCGCAGGCAGAGTAGCTGGTAATACTAGCTCAAAAAGACAAGTTAAGTTGTCGCCAGCAGAGGTTCAAATGGCAAAAAGATTAAACGTACCCTTAACAGAGTACGCAAAATATGTTAAAAGGTAATAGACATGACAGAAAATGACAACAAAGATTTAAACAGAACCTCGCGTTCTGCCGACACTCGAGCAAAAAAAGAAGCTCGCAAACCATGGAGCCCGCCATCATTATTGGACACTCCTCCTGCACCTGAAGGTTATACTTACAGGTGGATTAGAGCCGAAACTTTAGGCGTTGAAGATAATAAAAATTTAACTGCTAGATTGAGCGAAGGTTTTGACCTAGTTCGAGCTGAAGAGTTAGATGATTCTCAACAAGATCGATACGATACCCTAAAGCAAGGCAGACATTCA